GATTTCGCAGTTCTTTCATAAGGTAAACCAAGTTTGTCAAAAACTTTGGCAACACTTCTTGCTGCCATTAATTGAACCTCTACTCCTGTTTCTTTTTTTATTTGGTGGAGCAATGCTTCTTCTTCTAATGTTAATTGTTGCTTCAATTTATGAGCTCTTTCAACGTCCACTCTCACCCCAAGAAATCTCATGTCTACCAGACAAGGAAATAGATCTGTCTCAAGTTCAAAAATAGACTCAACGTCTTGATGTAATAATTCTTTTTTAAATATTTGCCAAAGTTCTAAAGTAAGTTCAGCATCTTTTTCTGCATAAGATCCAACATACATTGCTGGTAGTTGCCACATATCAGCTTTAGGATCTAATCCTCTAGACTTTGCTTCTTCATTCAATGCAGATTCATTTTTACCATGACCTAAATAATCCCAAGACAAACTATTTAAATCAAATCTAAATCTATTTTCATCAATCAATGATGCTGCAATCATAGTATCAACTATCTGTCCTTGAATTTTTAAACCCATAGCTCTAATCCAACACACATCATACATGGCGTTGTGAAATATTTTTATAGCATCTGATTCACAAACATCTCTAAACCATTCCAAAGTTCTTTTTCGATTCATGTTTGGCCCTGATCCGTGAGCAATTGGGAAATAAAATTTTCTTCCTGGTACAGCAACAGCAATACCTACTACTTCACCATTACCAATAATAGATCCAGATCCTTTTGATTTTAAATCAGGATCTCTTGTCTCTAAATCGATCGCGATCTCATCATACTTTCTTAAATCAGGATACTCTTCTGGTTCATTCCATTCTGTTTGTGCTTCAAATAAAGGTACTTTCATTTTTTTACCTCATATACGTATTTGTTTTCTATTACTTTTTCTTTTTCATATCATTAATTTTTAACATCTCTAATTGACAGTAGTGTATAATCTTTTTAAGATCTTCCACTCCCCCCTTCCGCTGATAACGACAAACGTACTTAATGACGTTCCCTTGAAAGAACGAGAGATCATTTTTAGAAATAAACTCGTATGGTTGAATAGTAAATTTTGTATAATGATTTCCACCTACTTGTGTGTATTGTGGAAATGTTTCGTCAAACATATTTTTATCCGTCATAGTTGATATCCCTTTCGTTCTATTTTTGCTCTCATTAAATATAAATTTCTTTTTGCTCTCGTGCAACCTACATACCATACTCTATGCTCTTCGTCACGCTTTATTATACTTTTAGTTGTGGCTTCTCTTATTTTTTTAGCATTGTCTAATACTAAAATTACATTCTCACATTCACCTCCTTTTGCAGCATGAATGGTGGATACTTTGATTCGTGCTTCATTACTTAATTTTTCTTTATTAGATAACATTAATCTTATATAAATTTTGTCATCAGCTGGTGCATTATCAAAACACTCAAACCATTTTAAATCTTTTTTAAGTTCTCTATTACCCATATATTCTTTTATGTCTTCTAACGCTGTATCAGGAACCTTCTCTCCATTTAACCATTTGCTGTGATTAATAATGGCTTTATAAAGTTTAGTATTATAACTTTTTTGATGTTTGTTTTCATAATACAAACCTTTTACTTTTAATAAATCACATACTTCTTTTGATCGAGATATAGTTCTAGTTAGAATTAACCAATTATTTTGATAAAGATCAATATTTTCTAAACTATTGATTTTACTACATAATCCTTCTTCATTTCTTGGTAAATATTTTTTATCTGCCCGGAGTCCTTCGATTCGTGCAGTAATAATTTCTGAAACATCTTGTACGGCTTTTGGAATTCTTCTTGATTTTGATAATACCTTTTCTTGAGCAGGCTCTCCAATGAATCTATCTACATCTGCACCAGCCCAACCGTATATGGCTTGGTCATCATCTCCTGCAAGATAAATTTTTTTCGATTTAGATTTTAGTATGTCGTATAATTTCCATTGTATGGGTGAAAGATCTTGTGCTTCGTCAATAAAAACTACATCAAAGTCTGGAATTTTATCTGGCCTTTGCACTATATCATGGATCATATCTGTAAAATCTACTAAATTATTTATGTCAGGATGTTTGTAATGATTATAATTTGCTTCTATGTGTTTTAATAAATCAGGATCTACATCAGTTGAATGTTCTGCCGTGCAGTATTCATCCCATACAGGAATATCTTTTTCTTTTGCTTTTAAAATAATTTGAAAATATTCATTGTCACAAGTTAAATAAGGAGAAGCGTCCGCATCTTTTTTTGCATTAACTCTTATACTTAATTCTTTTCCAAGATCGTTGTAATGATAGTCTTGCATTACGTTTTCTTCTCGAAGTCCTAAACTATGGAAAGCTAAAGAGTGTAATGTTTGAAAATATTTAAGTTGCTTCTTTTTATATTTAGGATTTTTCTTAAGCATTCTATCTCTTGCTTCGTGAGCTGCTTTACGAGTAAATGCAAAATAACCTATTCTATTTACTGGAGTGCCCACTCTTATGTAAGCCATGGCTCTTCGAATTAATTTTTCTGTTTTTCCTGTACCTGGAGGACCATATATCTTCGTAACCTTTGTCATTAAAGAATATCTTTTTTACTCTTCATTGGTAAGATCTCTACTTCATTTTCTTCTTTTTCAAAATAAGTCATAGAAACTTTTACACATCTTACAGGGTTATTAGATTTCTTTTCAGTATTCTTTTTAGGATATCTTTTAGGATGTCGAAGTTCTGCTTCAAAAAAATCCATTAACATTTGACCTGTTCTATCAATCTTTGCTTTCCATTCTTTATTTTTTAAAAAATTATAAAATGGATCAAATACAAAATAAGCATAACCATCTGTATCAATTAAGGTACTACCACTTCTAAACGCAGCATCACTTACCGCTGGAACACCATGTATATAATCTTCTAAATGTTTATGTAATACTTCTTTAGGTGATGTACCGGGAGGAGCTTTTTCTGTTTTCATCCCTTGCCATAAGTTATCTAAAACATTTTGCATATCATCACCTTTGATTCGTGGTGGTGGAATAGGAGTGTGGGCTCCAATTAAACGTCTTAATTTTTCTTGGTCCATGATATAATTGATATCTCTAGCTATTATTTGTTGTGTAGTTTCGCCTTCTACTTTGTCGTTGTAATGCACTGTAAATCTAAATTCTGGATCAGGAGAGTAGTCTATTTTAATTAATGCAGATAGGGTTGGAAACTTTTTAACTTTGTCTGATGCTACACCAAACTTTCTTTTTAAACATTCTGACTTAACACACATACTATTAATAGGTTCTTCTGAACAAGTATGCCCTGCAGTTTCTTTTTTATATGCTTTAATTTTTTGTTTTACTTTTTCATCTCCCCAAATGTTATCGTAAACAATATAATTTCTAGCACCTTCTAAAAGTTTTTCTTCCCAATTGTCAGGATATTTCTTTTTAGCAAACACCATGTAGTTATAAATAAATCTATCTCTGTAATCATCTAGTTTAGATTTTGATAATCTTTGTAAACATACAGGACCATCTATAAATTCATCTGCACCACCGGTAAGTTCGAGTCTAATTAATTCATTAGCAAATTCTTCTAGATCTTCTTTAGTTTTTGTGTTAGCCTCGACGACTTTTATAAATTGCTCAAAGGTAAACTCCGAACCATCTAAATTAACACCCACTCTTTCATTACGATTATAATAAGGTAAATTAATAAAGTTACCATTAATAGGTTTTTGATCTGAACCCACACCTAGTTGTGTTTGTTTTGGAAATATTTCTGTCGATGCTTTTAAATCAAATGTAAATAATAATTTATCTAAAAAGTTTCTAACAAAACTTGCTTTAACTGGTTCCTTAAAGAACACATAAATATGAAGTCCACCACTTTTAGATTTGACAGGTACTACGGGAATATTTTTTTTATCTATAATTTCTAAATACTTTCTTAAATCAAAGTTATTGTATTCATCAGAATCAATATCAATCGCTCCAAATTTTGCTAGTCCTTCATCATTACAAGGTTGGATACCAATAGATTTTTTACCAGATAAGTGATCTAAATAATCAGACTCAATTAATGGTTTGGCTGCCCAACCATATTTTAATTTAAGTTTACCTGTAGATGGATCTTTATAAGCAGAATTAATATCTGCATAACCATAATCTCTTTTTAAACCTGTAAATATTTCTATAAACTTATCTTCCATCTTTCCTCTTTAGTAGGGGTGGCTCCACTCTCGCTTTACCACCCCAGTTGCAACAATTCCTATAAAGGAATTTTAGTAGTGAGCTGACCCATCGGTAGCTTTAGCTGTATCTTCTTCACCATGTTTAACCTGAACATCTCCTTTAGAAATGCTTTCAGAAAAACGTTTAGCTTGTTGATACAATGCAGCATCCTCAATTGGACCCGTTTTGCTCACCTCCCAACCAAACCATGTACCTTTGTCGTTAGACTGTTGCACAGTTTTTAGTTGATAAAGATGGCTAAAAGATGCTGGTGTAAACATACCGTTTTTACCTTGCATCTTTATGCTTTGCATCATGCTATTCCATTTTCTACTAATTTTTAATTGAGTAGATTTCATAGCAATCAACGCAGTAGTTGGTGATGCACTATTGACTACAACAAAATGTTGCGCTGTCTTTTCGATATAATTACCGTTTGGAAGTCTATCTTTATAGTCACCGCCTCTAGTTGTTTTAGTCATGATGTCACTAGATGAAGGATAGATATTGACCGGAGCACCTGATCCATCTTTTCCTCTATCTTTCCACTCGACGTACTCGAGTTTGTAGTAACATGGAATCACTTGGACTCCCTGTTCACCATTAAAGAGTTCGCCTGTTACTGAATTGTATATCATTCCAGGTTCTGCTCCTTCAACATACTTGCCGTCTCTCTTGTTTACTTCAGGAGATAACTGACCAAGTATTTTAAGAAATGGTAATGCAAGATCCTCTTGCGTCACCGTTCCAGTTTGTACTGCTGCATCAGCTTCAAACACTACGTTTGTAGACAATGCACCATTCTTCTTTATCGTCGGTTCTTTGTTCATGTTTCTATTTCCTTGTTATTTTGGTTCTGTTTCCTGCGAACACGTTAAATAGATCCGTGGGCATCTCTTTCCCAGCCTCGAGACGCTCACGAACCAATGCTTTAAGTGTCATAGGCTCAACCTTTAACTTCTGGGAAGGTTGATATCCATGACCTTGTGCAAGGACAGCATATTCTGCAGCCTTGTTATCTTCGTTACGACCAAAGGAAACGGTGATCTCATTTTTAATAAGATCCCCCAAGTCATTTTTACGAAGCCAGTTAAATGCTTCTTCCTGTTTTGCTTTAGGAATTGAAGCACCATAGACGGGTTTGACTTCTACGCCAGCCCCATCTGATAAACTAAATTTTGATATATTCATTTCTGTCATCATCGTAGGTATAACCTCACCAGATAAAACGTCCATATCATTTTTTAGTTTTTTTAATTCTTCTTCTTTTGCAGCGAACTTATCTTCCATAGTCCTTAACTTAATGACTTGTTCCGATAGTTCTTTCATGTCATTCGTGTTTGCTAACGAATCGACTTTGTCTTCTTCTAAGTTTATACTCATGTCTTTTTACCTTTCGTAGTAGTTAATGATTCTGTTAATATAATGTCATAATATCCTATGTCAAGTTTATTCTTCAATCTTTCCTTGTTCATATAAATTTATTTCTATTGGGTAATAAGTTTTTTCTTGTCTGTCCCATTTTAGTAAATTAAATTTTCCCCCAGTTTTATCAGCTACAATTGAACAAGCTACACCTATGATTGCAGGGTCACCTGTAAGTAGTAAATAATCATCGGGGGTATATTTATCTAACAGTTTTCTTAATTTAAAAATTAAGGGCCCTGGAGATAATATAATTTGTGAGTGTTCTGGTAATAAAGTTTTTAATGTACCAAACTTTTGAGCTCCCATAATATTAAATTTAGGGGCCCCTATCTTAGTTCCTGGTAATTCTTGTATGATATAAACTGTGTTCATAACTTTCCTATTGACACCTCTTATAGTGTTATGTTATCACTGTCAATAGAAAGAAGAAATATTATGGACTATAAATTTAAAACGAAGCCTTATGAGCATCAATTATCTGCGTTAAAAAAATCGTGGAATAAAGAAAACTTTGCGTACTTCATGGAGATGGGTACGGGTAAATCTAAAGTGTTAATAGATAATGTATCTATGCTTTACGACAAAGGTAAAATTAACGGACTACTTTTAATTGCACCTAAAGGTGTTTATAAAAACTGGTTCGACTCAGAAATACCTACACATATGGTGGACCATATAGATAAAAAAATGGTCTTGTGGCAAGCTAACATTACTAAGTCTCAGCAGCAAAAGTTAGATACTTTATTTGAACC